GCAATGTACTCAGACCAGGGATAAACCTTGTGTATTGATGAGCCGCTCATCGCCCACACAATGAGAAATTTGTCTTTGTAATGGTCTAAGAATATCCGGGCAAGCTGCTCTTCCTGCTCGGTAAAGAAAAGCTCCGTAGGTTCGCCCTTTAAGTCGTAACCCGCCCGCTCCATAGTGTAGTCGATGTAGTTTTTGTTACATTCCATCTTTCTCTTTTTGTGAGACCAGTTGAACTCCTCTTTGCCCTGTACTTTTAGAAGGTCCTGCTCGATAGTGCCGGTCAGATTCACCACCTTATCGAAACCCTTACTTATCTCCGCCCAGTATTCATCGAGTTGGTCATTCGGTATTACGTCTTTCTGCTGAACGATGAACTCGTCAATGTGCGGATTTTCTTTCAGGACCTGTGTGGCGTACTCCGAGCAGTTGAGGACGACGTGGAAACCATCCTTCTTTAACTGGCGGACGACGGGGGTAATCATTATCATATCGCCCAGCGCGCCGTACCTAATGACAAGGGCTTCCTTCTGTCCTTTTCGGACTCGCGGAAAAGCCACCATCCCGTCATAGACCTTACCGAAGGCCGCCTTGACCTTTTTTAGTCTCGCATATTTTTTCTGGACGACAAGCTGCCAGCTATACTCGTTAGATTCGTTATGGCGCGAATGTTGTATGAGTTGGGCGTTGCCGAACCCTTTGAGGATTTCCCAGACATCCTGCCAGAAGAGGTCTTTCTTATGGGTCGGGTTAGCTCCCGCCGTTCCGATTCTCGGATAGTAGTCCGGGTCGGGTCCGTAAAGTATTATGTGTCCGCCCGGCCTTATAACTCTCCACCATTCCTCCAGAACCGCATCGGTGGCGTGAAAATCCTCCAAACAATGACTCGAAAAAACATAGTCGAAAGCGCCATCCGAGAAGATTCTCAAGGCATCAACACCGGACAGGTCTATATTTACATCCGCCTCTTTATGGGCGTTGTCGATTCCGATTGCCCATTCACAGACCTTCGCCTTGGCACAGCCGAGGTCAAGACCCGCGCCCTTGAGGAAAGATGCCACGCGGTTGCGGCACTTCGCCATCTCATTGCCTTCAGGTAAATCAGCCGACCACATTCTTTTCGCCTTTTTTGAATACCGCTATTTCCTGCTCTAACGGCTCTTTTTGCCAGGTAAAGTTAAGCTCGTGGAACACACAACCACACCACTTCTTCAGGAGATACTCCATGTCCTTGCTCTTTCGCAGATATAACTCTTCGGATAATTGCAGGCTTTTTGGCTTGTGGATTCCGATAGCCGTGCTGCGCCACACTTCCCATCCTCGGGCGCGGGCGGTATAGCAGTAATCCACATCACTACAGAAATGGACAAGGTTCTCATCGAGCAGGCCGATTTCCTCTATCATCTCCGGTCTCAGGAGCCAGCAGGCGGCAGTCGCCCACAACAAAGGAGCAGCTTTTAATTCCTGTCGCGGCATAGTAAGAGAGCCGCCGCTCGGTATCGCCCATAATCCGCCCGTGTCTATGCAGATATTCGTGTCCTCGCTCGTGATATGACAAGCGGTAACTATTCCAATATCTGGATTTGACTTCATTGTTAAGAGCATATTTCTGAGTGCATCATCTTCCAAAAAACAGTCTTGGTTTATTATACAGATATGAGAAACATCGAGATTTCTGAAAAAATGCTTTATGCCCTTATTGACCGCCGCTGTGAAGTATAGATTGTCGATACTGTTGTCATGTACGAATATATCAAGGTCAACCTTCTGGTTCCTGATACATTCCTTACATCGCTCCAGATCGTCCGGGGCCTTGTATGCCGGTATTACGAAACCTATCATTGGTTCAGACCCTCTATGACTTTCGTTTTCTCTGCCTTCTGGGCCGGAGTAAGTTCGTAGGTTGGGATAGCCGCCTCTTTTTCGGCCTTGATTGCAGCCAGCCTCTTTTGCTGCTCGTAAATTTCTATGTCAAGTTGCTGGCGTTCGTGAATTAAACGCATATCCTTTAGCTGTCTTACATAGGCCCGTTTCGGTGCGGTCTTGTTCATATAGAAATAACCACCGACCAGAATGACAATTACTAATACTGCCGCTACGAGTGTTCTCGGTTTTGCTTCAATTTTCATTCTTTTAGTTCTCCATAAGGGCAGGTACATTCGTGCCAGACGATGGGCGTGCCCTCAATTCTTGCCCTGTCATCTATACTCTTTAAGGCCATAGAACCGAGCTTAGTACAATGCCCGTATCCTGTTTTTACGCCTTGCAATTCGTGAGCAACTACAAACTTGCAAACTTTGCACGTCCCTTCATAATTCGGTAATGGGTCGATAGCCATAATATACCTTCTTTCTTAAAAGGTGGGGGCCGAAACCCCCACCTTAAACAATCTTTTCGCTTATACGAAACTAATTAGCTGCATCATACAAACGGATATACATAGTGTTCGTACCAACATCACCGCCTGCAATGTAAACCTTGATAGCACCCTGTTTAGTACCATCCGTTCCTGTACCGTAACTGTAGGCCACAGCAGCCTTATTCACGGCATAGAAGAAATAGTCAGGCAAAGTACCTGTTGAAGGGTTTGAGTTGGCATTGAATCTGAACATGGCAAGGTTGGGCGGCCCGCTTGTCGCATCGAGATATAGCCCTAAATTAAGAGCGGCCATGCACCCAACCGAAGACAGGGTCCCACCCGACTCATAGATACCAAAATCACCGGGGGCCATAACATTGGCTGTCGGCGTACAAGTGCCAATATCCATCCACGTTCCCGTTACATAAGTAGCTCCATCGAGATTACCCGTAACTGTAGTATGGAAATACCCTGAAGCACCTTCCGACCTCGTTGTTCCGGCAATCGTACTGCCAACCTCAAAGCCATACTGAGCGTCGGGAACTGCCGAGGCGGTAAAGTGAATACTTCCCGTTGCCGTAGTCAAATCTACCTCTGCGTTGGTATTGTCCCAACTCAAAACGCCGTCAGTTGCCGGTGTCCCGCCTATATTGATGGCCATACCGTCGCTGATCGTAATACAGTCACCGTCGAAGTCAATGGCAATAGTACCGGCATCCTCAAAATAGTAAGTGATGTCGAAACCATAAGAAGTTGAACCAATAACAAAAGGCGTATCGACGGCGGCGGCAAATAATTCAAAGTTAGTGCCGTCAAATTCAAGCGTTACATCGCTATCGCTTCCAAAGTAAATGCCATAGTCATCCTCGTAAATCCTGTTGTGTGTCTGGTACGTCTTGTCATAAGCAGCTCCCATCCCTAAGACGAGAAGGAAGCCTATGACTAATCCCAACGAAATGTGTCTTAAACTTTTCATAGTTATTTCCCTTTCTGCGCCTTAGACGCTGTTAATGTGGATAATGTGGCACTCACCGTCACCTGTGTAATCCCAGATTTTTGCGAAGTTAAGGATGCCGTACCACGCAACACCCTTGCTTCGCCCGTAGTCCCCGGGAATCTTGGCACGTATCTCCTCCGGCAAGGCTATAGCCTCCATACATGCGTCCGCGCCGAACATTACGGCCTCACCGTAGGTGCTTCCGCCACGTGCGTTACTCAAAAAGTTCGTTTCCTCGATACATCTTACGCTTTCAATCCTTCCGACCTCGCCTGAAAACAGCCTTTCCGGGTCGCCGTATTTGGCTGCATCCTGCCATGCGGAATGATTCTTAATACCTCTTAAAGCGTTGACTGAAGCAATCATCACGTAGTTCTCGCCGTCATATTTCGGGATATTGAGAACCTTTAGTTTGTCAACACACTCTCTGAGATGGTACATATCGACGGTGACTGCCGAGGTAGTTGTTCCCTGCGTAGCATCTGCGGTAAGGGTCTGGAATGAACCCGCCGAAGACGCCGTTAGGCAGGTGTACTTGAGCTGGCTCAATACAAATTGCCCGGCAACCGCAGAATCAAGTACCTTCGACTGGTCATTTCTCAAGGCGACGGTAATGATGTTGTCAACGTCAAACTCAGCCAGAGTTTCCAACTTTCCAGTGAACGGAACTGAATTTCCAAATTCGGTTACTTGAATTGTCCCGGTTTGAATCGTTACCTGCGTTTCCGGCATTGTATTGGTCTCTACGAGAGTCCCACCGGCTGTAGCCACATTCGATATTTTATCGAAGAAAACTAAATCGTTCTTGTTCTTCCCAAGAGCTTCCTTGATATTGCAGAACTGTCTGAACTTCTGAAGGGGCTGAGCTGCGTGCCGTACCGTTCTCGACAGCTTCCGATTACCAAGATAGCCACCAAGGGAACTGGTTACCCATAACTGTCCCATGTTAGTAGCTCCTTTCTGTTAAATAAATTTAGGCCATATTACGTCGTTTGGCCGATTGTGCTTTTCGGGCCGCGATTTCCTGCGCATCCGTTACCACTGTTTCGTCCTTTGATGGTGGAGTTGGTGACCCGCCGAGTCCGGCAGCCAGACGATTCTTTTCTTCGCGCTCCTTTGCTGCGGCTTCCGCTTCCGCTTTCGCGGTAGTTTTAGCCTCCTCTGTCAACGCGTTAAACTCTTTTACTGCGGCATCAATCCTTTCTTCCGCCGAAGCCCCTTTTAATGAAGTGGGGTCTTTGGGGTTGCGAAGTATGCCACTGATGGCGTTTTCGTGCTTAACGAGGTCCTTGTAGGTCCTGCGAAAATAAGAATCTGCTGCCTGCATCCGAACGCTACTAACAGCCTTTGTTACGGCTTCCGTTACTATCTTTTTGACAGTTTTGCGGTCGACAAACCCCTCATCTTCGTAATCATCTTCAGGGGGTTCTTCGGGGGGCTGCTCTTCAAGCCTTGCCAACCGCTGTTTTGTCTGGGTGTGGTCTGTCTGTAAGTCCTTGTAGCGTTTCTGCCAGTCTACCGTTTCTTCGTGGGTTTCGGGTGTTTCAGTGGCTTGAGGTTCGCTTTCGGCGGGTGTCTCTTGCTCCTGAAGTCCTTCTTGTTCTTCGGCCATAATTCAACTCCTTTTAGGCTCAGTCCCGTGATGACGTGTTGGCGCATAAAAAAAGCCCCATTTCCGGGGCTAACCAGTGCCATCGCTCAGGGTGTTGAGCGTTTTCAAAAAACGACTATTCCTGTTTATCCAATAGCTCTATAGCTTCCTCTCCCATTTTCATCTTCATCATCAACGTAAGTAATATATCTTCTACGGCCTTGACGGTTTCCTGCGCCCTGACTATATCCCGATAGTTCGTGGCCGTAATCAGCGTCTTCATACTGCTTTCTTTGAGCTGCTCGATGCGGGGTATAACAACATTCTGCCAGCCCGTTGTTTTGACCATCTCGTCAATGGCCCGAAATGCCTCAGCGTCCTCAATTAGCTCTGCTCTGGTTTCGTTATCCATCATTTCTTTTTCGACGGCGCTTGGGCCTGTTTTTTCCTACCAGCCTTGCGGATTTTGAGTGTGCCCCGTTCCATTTCAGGAAATCCCAGCTCTAAAACCTCAAAAACATAGGTCGGGCCTTCAGGGTTTATAGCGTCCAGTTTTACTGTTCCCGTACAGTTAAATAATTGACCAATGTCCACTCCTGTAAAAGGTAGACTTATCTGGTCAACTGTGAATTTCGGGCCAGTTCCTATATGTAGATTTATCATTGTTCTGCCCTCTTATTTCTAATGATTTTGAGTGACCTTCTCGTTTTCAACCAACTATATGCCCGGCCAATAATGTTTCGGGGTTCCCAAAACCGCATTGTTACCTCTCCAAATGGTCGGCGGTCAATCATTGTTACCTTGTAGCAATGCTTTTTAATCCATTCACTTAATTTGCTCATTATCCTATTCTTCGATTTCTCTGCTCTTGGCGTTCTTTGACGTATGCTTTGACTTCGCTCTGGCGTTTTTTCCTGGGTAGCTTCTTGCCTTTGGCCTCTTTGCTATGGCTTTCAAGCTCTTCCATCGTCATTCCCCTTGCCATCTGTTTTGATGCCCCTTTCAGTTTGGACTTTGGAATTTTGCCTTTCTTGGCCGCTAAAGCAATGTTGCCCGCCGTTGTCTGCGCTTCCGAGACGTAAGGCGTATGCTTCTTTGACTTACATCCTGGTCTGGTCATTTTCTGCCTTTCGGCTTCCAGGGCTTGACTGCGCCCCTGTTGAACCTTTCGCCATCCGCCGCTTGTGTCTTCTGTGCGCCGCGAACGCCTGGCGGAGACTTGTGGGCCTTGTTCGTTACGGCTGGCTTTGGTGCCTTGCCCGGCGCAATATCCTCGTAAGGGTTGGTATCATACGGTAAGTTCTTTCTCTTTGCCATTTTCTGCCTTCCTTTTTTGGATTATATAACTCATTAAATTTATTATCGCTTTCAGCAAATACATCAAAGCATTTATCACCCCCTAAATCCTTCTTGCCAAAGTTCGGCGAGCATCTCATGTGCATTTCTACCCAAATACATACTTGTTCTGGAAACCATATCCCGTGCCCTAATGTTGGATAGTATTTAGCCAACATTTTTGTTTCGCCACAATTTATGCACTTGAAATACAGCCGGTCGTTTGCTATTATGCAGCTCCTTGTATCTTTCTGTAAAGATTTATCTGTTCTTGCGGCGGCAGGTTTCGCACATCCTGTCTGGCCTTCTCTTCGGCATCCGCAGCAGTCCCACCATCTTCTTCCGGCTCTTTGTAAACATCCTGTAAGTTGGTCTGGACTAATGCCTTTTTCCATAAGAGCGGGATATCCGTCATACTGGCAAGCATTTCGTTTCCAAGGGCCGCTGCTAACATTGTGTTGATATTCTGTCTAAGTTCCTGCTGTTGCAGCATCAATGTCAGGCCGCCGACCTTAAATAAGTATTTGCCTTCCAGTTCCTTGAATAAGTCGGTGAACTGGACTATGAGATTATAGCTGTCTTCTATAAGTTTTGCAATGAAATTCCGCTCCAGCCGGCGGGCAATAACGTCAAAGAACCCGTGACTTTCGGCAGTCTTTTTCTCGATTTCACCTAACGTCTGAGCGCGCTTGGACGGCAGGGCTTCCACGTATTCGGTGATTGCGGTGGCCTGGCGCAGCTCGCTGTCAATTACTTTTATAGCCTCTATCGACTCTCGGCCTACAGGGGTGGTATTGACCTCTTGAACAACCCTCTCGTTTGTATTCTTCAGAAAGACTTTACCTGGATAAGTCCGGCGGGCTTTCTGGGGGTCGACCAAGCCCATCTTGTTCATCTCGAACATCTTGTTCACCGTGAAATTCAAGTTGTCGATATAGAGATTCAAAAGGTTATTGAGGCTGTACTGTAAAGGCACCGCGCCTTCTACTAATGATGTTCCCGCTATACCCCTGTGGGGGTAAACGATAGGGATAGACAGTCTGAAGGGCGGCAACTCATCATCAAACGGGTTATCGTGATGCCGGATTAGCTCGCATCCATTGGCTACCATCAAAAGCTGGTTGCGCAAAACCTTCTTGCCGTCTTTACTGACAATATCGCCCCAAAACTCCAGTATTTCAACTTCATCCGGTGGCGAATAATCGCTTAATCCCTTACGTTGTCTCTCTTTTGCTCTTGTTTCCTGCTTTGTGGCGTAAGCGGATTCGAGCTTATCAACCGCCTTTTCTATGTAAAGGTCAGGGTCCTTCCCCACTTTATCAAGAAGGTCTGACAATATCTCGACTTTCCGCTCAATCATATATCCTGGGCGTTTTTGGGTGAATGGCTTATAGGCCGGGTCTATAGACAGATTCAATACATCTGTATTATCATAGGTGCATTTCGGATCACTCTCGTCCCACCGCCTTTTAATTGCCCCCAATCCCAATAGAAATGAACTTATCGAGTTTTCGCCCAGACATTCGGCGAAGTTCGACTTTTCCAGATGACTTTTCAGCTTCATTTCTACTTTATGGGCTTTTTCCCTCATTTCCTCGTGTTCGTCTTCCTTGTATTCCTCCTCGTCTATCTCGACCTTAAATAGCGTAGAGGTTTGAAGTACGGCCCGCTCGACCAGTGCCGCCGCCCTTATCGTGTGCATAAATATCTTCGGGCTGAAGGCTTTGGATTGCCATTCCTTCTTGCCTGTGTAGTCCTGCTTGTTTTGATAGAGCTGCCACAACTCCTCCCATTTCTTCCTTCGCTCTGTTGTGGCTTTGTCAGCCTGCTTTTTTTTGTCGATTACATAATCAACCAGATATTGAGCGTCATCAAACTCATCGGGAGTTTCGTCCTTCTTGTCAATTTGTGGCGATTCCGTCTCTTTCTCTTTTTTCTTCTTTCGCTTTGCCATTAGTCTTCTTTTAAGCTGTCTGCAATGATATTACAGGTTTGAGCATGACGATATAATTCGTATCGGAGTATTTCTTTCTTAATTTTAAGACATTCAGCTATGGCTGCATCTGAAGCTGTATTGACAAGTTTCTCTATATTATCCATACAGTCGTCAACTTTAGCGTTGCTTTCTTCAAGTTGTTGTTTAATTGGGCCAAAATCTATTTTTTCCATTAGAAATTACTCTTTACCGTATATGATGTTGCTAATTCCATGTCTTCATCTCTTTTGCGCTTGCGGCCCCATTCGTCAATTTCCTCAGTTTCAGGTTGCACAAATTGCAGAGAGTATATGCCGATAACATAAGCATCGCCCCTGTCCGGGCTTCGGCCTAATCTGGCTTTCGTTTTTAACTTGTTTTCTAATAATATCTTACGGAATCGACCTGCCGGGTTGATTTTGACCGATGACAAGTCTTGACGCAATAATAAGTCTTTTGGGTATCCAACTTCGTGATTTTGCATCTGTTCCATTACATACCAATATGCCTCCGCTCTCTTGTTGGCAAACTTTTTGTGATTAAGGGCTTTTTCTCGAAAGTCGCACGGTAACGCATTAAGTTTCAAGCTGTTAAGTTCGCTTAAAACTCCCGTTCCTACGCCGATAGGGTCAACTGCCACATTAAAAGTATCGTGTTTTTTACACATTAAATTACATTCGTGGGCGATTTTCTTCGTGTCCCGTTCCCTAAATACCTTCTCGTCTTTAATGACCTCGTTCTCAAAATAGTATATGACGCACTCATCCCCTTCGACCGAGGCGTCCGGGTCGCAGCTAACCAGCTTCTTTAGGTGGCCTTTCGTCTGCTTATAAAATCTCAATTCGTCAAGCAGTCTCGATGTGATTAGGGTGAGGTCCTCATCTGTAATATCGGCACATTCAAACTCCTGCTCATACATCCAGGGCGGCATCTCTCTCTGTGCCTTGAGCAGTTCGTCCGGCGGTATTAACCCTGATTCGCTCGCCCTCAAAAGAGACCTGTGCCAATCAGTCCAGTTTTCACTTGACCGCCACATGTCCGTTGCGTGGTTCTCGCCTTTAGGGGTATAGGCGAATATCGCCCACCTGCTTACATCTTCTGCAACAATCGGCCTGAATATCTCGGTCCACACCTGACGTTTCATTAAAGCCCATTCATCAAACCCTACTCCGTTGGCATCTATCCCCCTCAAACTGTCAGGGTCATCCCCGCCTTTAATTGGCAGTATTGAGCCATTCGGGAATTTTATGTAGAGTTCGCTTTCGTTAGCAACCCAGGGAACTTCTCTCTTGTCTGGTAGATAAGAAAACAGCATATTTGGGTCACGCCAGATTATCGACTTCGCCTGCCTGTATGTTGGGCCGACATAGGGATAAACATGGTTCTTGTTTCGCAAACATTCCCTGATTAACAGGTTAAGAATAAGCGTAGTCTTCCGCGCCCGCCGATGCCACTTCAATTCAAAGAAGCGTTTACGGTGAGAGTCAAACTCTTTTAGAACGCTTATTTGAGCGGGATGCAGCCCGCTTATGAACTTTTCGTTTGGTATCTGTACCATCAAACATTATAATCCCTATTGGGTTTCCTTCCTGTCCGCCGATATTGAGATTGCTTTCGACATACTTAACGTCAGCGACTATCTTCTTTAATAGGGCGATTAACACGTTGTCGCTCTTGTAAGCCCGTTCTACAAAGTGCATGAAAACGGTTTTCTTTTTCGTCTTCCCTACAGATGCGACAGCTCTTTTAAGCGCCTGCAGCTCCTTGTTGACCGCACCCAACGGTCGACCCGCTGGATTACCTGATTGTCCTTTTTTATATGCCACTGTTCTTTCTGTTATTTACAGTTAGGTCCTCAACCCTTGCCATGTCATTCCGCTTGAACCTATAGCATTTACAATCTGCTTGATGTATTGCATCAGCGTATCGGTATCAGTCACGTCACCTTCCGCCGCAGCATCATCCAATGCCCCAACCACCGCCGCAAGAGCTACTATCAATGCGTTCGTAGTAGCGTGGGCGGCTGTAATTTGGGCCGGAGTTGCTAACAGAGCATGAGCTATATCCATTTGCGTTTTTGTTGGCGCACTATCCGTCCCTCTCATTACATCCGAAGCGACTAACGCTGGTGTCGCTACATCGAGCAATTTAATAAGTGCAGCCGCAAGTCTGCCTGAACCGCCCTCCGTTAGTATCGTGTCCATAATGTAAGTAAGATTACCATTGATTTCGTTTGACCAGCTTATAGGAATAATAACAATACTGGCAGTAGAAGATTCGCCTCCCATCGTCAGAAAAGTCCCGTTGTTCTCCGCTGCACTTAAATCAAGACTGTAAACACCCTGCAAGTTTGTGGAGTCAACTTCAGCGGGCGTGGTATCTGCGGGCGTGAACTGAGTGCCATCACGACTTCCGCTTATTGTATGATTACCGCCATCGCCTGTCTTGCCAACATTATTGGCAGTGTCCCAAGCTACATAATTATAAGTTACTGTCGTGTTCTTAAATGGCATTATGCCACCTTATTAAAGAATAAATGCCAGGGAACTATAACTCCACCTGCTACTGGCACGTATAAATGACTTACTTCGTCCTCTATAAACCAAGGGAAAGGATTACGGGAAAGATAGGCGATTTGCCGGGCGGGGAGAGTACGACTGAAAATGGCGGCATTATCAATTAAGCCATTCCAAGGCTTATAACCACCGCTCCAGTTAAGAAAATACCAAGGGTCTGCGGAATCATCCCATTGAAAACTTGAATTTGTATATTCAAGTCGACCATTAACGTAAAATTTGACCGTAGTTTGGTTGTCGTCTGTTGCTACAGCTATTTGATACCAAGTATATACGGCAACGGATTTGCCTGTATCATGGACAGCAGACCCCGTATAGAGAGTAAAAGTATCAGTTGAATCATTTGTGTAAATAGCAGGGCCATTTAAACTCTCCTCCATACCAAGAATAGAGGCATCGCCCGTCACTGAAGGTAAGGAGTACATCATTACCCAAACTACAACAGTCCATGAAGTTCGTGTTGTCCCAAAAGGAGAGGCAATTTGTATGTATTTAGCTGTGCTATCATCGTTCTCTATCGCACAACCAAATTTACCTGGCTTCCAAACTGCTCCGACTATTGTTCCGTTATTCCCATTCCCGCTCAAATCATTGACGATAGAGCCGGAGTTCTCGTTCATTGCATAGAGAGCTTTAGGCCAGTGCGGAAATCTTGTCCCGTCCGGTAAATCACCAAGCATTGGTTTTTGATTTAGCATTGTCCTTCACCGAATCTCTTAATCCCGTAATGCCTGTAAGTTTGAAATTCTCACATCTTCGTTTTGGAGTTGTATAAATATTGAACCCTTTTTCCTTCGCTTTCCTGCAAAACTCTAAATCCTCAGTCCTTTTTGTCTTGCCCTTTTCATCGTAAACAAACTCGAACGGAACCGGCATCTGCTCCAAGACGCATCGCTTGATGAGCATACAGCCCCCGCCGATAGCGTCCACATCTGCCAAATCCTTATCTTCATACATCTCTATATCAATAGGTAAATAAGAATCTCGCTCCTGAATATACTTATAAGCCGCCCAAACCAATTTACCGTTCTTGAGTCTTGTTAGGTATGGACAGCCAATAATATCTTCGTTTGCAAATACCAGTTCGGCGGGATTGCCAAGAGGGACTTTATCGTGGTCTATCATCAGGAGAAAATCATAGTTCGCTTTGAGGAACCTATCGCAAATCCCATTGCGGTTACTTGTAATTGGTATATCCCAAGTCAATGTAGGATTCTCTATACCAACATAAACACCTTCTGTAGATGAAATCTTAGGGATTAGGATTCCACCAATGGCTTTATGCCACCAAGTTCTACTTAAAATGGCAACGTATAATTTTATCATACTATGTCCGCCGCTTTTGATGCTCTTACTCTAATAGCGAAAGTAGCATCTGCATCGTGTGGAACTGCCAATACTTTCGTGACTTGTACTTCTTTTGGTATCCTGACATTCCATTGGTCTACGATACTAAATATGTCATCACCAGAGGCAAAGGTATTAGATAAATTATCAAAAGCGAAAACTTCCCCGCCTGCCCCAGCATTTGTTACGTTCTGACAAATAATAATTTCATCGTTTGCTATTGCATCATTATCATCAAGAAAATACTTTTTCCCTTGTACCTGAAAGCTGCTTGTATTAGTCAGATTAACCGCCTTCTGTCCAGCCGCCGATTCCGCATCAAGAGCGTTAGTGAGCGCCGTTCCACCAGTTCCCTCATACCTTATCAATTCATGCCATTTATCATCATCAGTTCCCTGACCCGCCGCACCACTCTTTATCAAAACTATAATCTCCGGTTCACTTCCAGCGGCGACTGCGTTAGCGTCCCTGTGACAAAGGTCAATATGTATTACTGCACCAATTTCATCAGGCAAAAGGAGTTCGGCGGACTCCCAGTAAGGACTGCCGGCAGCGGTATCCTCAAGTAACTCCCACTCGTTGGTTTGCATCAAAGTTTGTGCCTTATCAAAATCAGCCATTCAACACCTCCTGTATATTAGGAGCCATCTGAGTAATCCTTGCGTCTTTTTCAAAAACCTGATTATAAGTTTCGCCAGCCACTTCGGTCTTATAGTCATCTATGGCATTTTGAATATCAACTTTCGCGGCTTCTTCAACGCGCTTCGCCAACTCGTCCGTTGTCTTGCCAGTAACTTCGGTCTTCTGCTGGTATTTGAATTTCTGAATCTTGACCGGCTCAACGATTTTCTTGTCCACACCTTCCGGCCATAGTTCCAAAGTAAATTCAGAAAACACCAGTTTATTGTGAAACTGTTCTCCAGCGTTTGTAATTACCGGCCCTGTTATTTCAATTTGTAATGTCATCGTATTTTCCTATCTTCATTCCAACACCTGCTGAAGTCTCTTAACTTCTTTTTTCTCCATCTCGGCTAAGGCTTTCTGTAAATCTTTCAGGGCTCTCCTTTGGTTCAAAACCTTTCTGTTTCCAATTAAAAGCAGACATCTGTTTATCTCGATGTGGATTTTTGATATATGCTCATATATTTCCGCGACATCAACAGCTCCACCCGCAATTAAAACAGACCGCACCGAAGAATTTGCCATTTTCATAGCCTAAATCGAAATGAATCCCCCATTCCCAATAAGACATAGCCCCGCACCGGGGGCACTGTTTGCTTTCCTTTGCCTGTGCTATTAAAGCGGGATTTGTGCATGATATTCTAAATTCTGCGTTTCTATAAATAGCCCACTTGGTTACATTTTTGATTGACATTTGGCTTTAGGCCTTTGTTTTCTGCCCTTTTTATACGCCGTGAAACAGCAGAACGGCTTATTTTTATGATTTCAGCGGCCTCTGCGTGCGTAAGTTCACAACATTTAACGAGATAAAGCGCGTAAACTTGTTTGGGAGTTAGTAACATAATCCTGTATTTCGGGGGGTATCCCGCCTACATAACGCCGCCAAAGTATCAACACAGTACGCCACAATATGAGGTTACACCAATGAACTTTTTTTCGATGCTCAAAGGCGTGCCATAATAGGGATATACATTCGCCGTTATCTTCTTGGTATCGGAGTTCTGGAAATTCTGATTTGGGTCTTTTGTGGTGAGAATCAAGAAGCTCCTGGTCCATAACACCTGACCGCTGGCAAACGTAGCCAGCGTTCATCTTTATCAGTTGAGACCAGTCAGCATCCTTGCTTTGAGGCTTCATGGCCGCTTATTATACCAGAAAAGCCGGTATTATGCAAGTCCTAAAAACTTAATGTCCAAACACAAATTTATTTTATTTTTTTCTTGACAGCTTTGAGTGTTTGACGATAATAGAGGTATGAACGTAGCGCATTCAATCAGGTTTACAGGCCCCAAAGTCTCACACTCCGCGCGCTGCGTTCTGTGGGATGGCGGGGCTTTTTTATGAAGGGATAGAATGATGAAACTTCAGCGACTAAAAAATAATGACTTGATGATTATTGTGCCTTCCAGACAACAAGGCCGCTGGCGGCAGATTACAAGTGTTGCTTTAGACGCTATCGAAACTGCCCCATATCAAAGGTATCAAGATAAACGTATCAGCGAAGACCTTAGAATGTTGAGGAAAGAATTAGGTTGTAAATATAATACTTGAAAGGATAGAATGATGATTAAGCAAAGAAAAATCTGGTATCGTCGTTACAAAAAAGCAAGGCACTTCTGCCCAGCGCCTGGTTATAACTGCCCCAAAATTCCCTTGGGTGGCATCAATGCAAAAGGCCCAGATTACGAAATGGTGCGAATCGTCAAATCTGAGGGTTGCAATTTGAGAAATCGGTGGGGCTTGATTAGTTGGGGTTTGAATTTCCCCCCTACAAAATGGCCGAAATTAAAACAAGTGTTAGCCTTCGACATTGACCGGCCTTCAAACAAATATGCAGAAATTCTGTTGGCTGTTTGAATCTTAACCGCCCCTACGGGGCTGAAAGGCTTGATAAATAACGTCTGAAACTTGTAACCAGAGGGTGTTTGGTGCCTAAAATGTTTTCTAAGGCTTTAGACGGAGGCTTCATTTCGGATACTGCCTTACTCTCTTAAATTCTACTACCCATACCCAAGGATTAACGTCCCAGCCATAGCCTCGATTGGCGTTGATGACATTCCACAAATGCCGAAACATATCTATCATTGGCGTTTCAGTCCGATAGGTAGTTAGTCTCATTACGCCTTCGGCTGTCGCATCTTCCTCACTTATCTCCTGCACCCTCTCTACCCTTATGCCTGTTATCTCAAGCCAGATACGGGCAGCCCATTTGGGCATAAAGATATTAGGTCGAGTTTTGCCATAACCTTCGGGCTTTTCACCGTTTGCCAGATAAAATATATCATTGCCCCCGCATAGCGGGTCTATTTCACTCGGCTTTTCATCATCCCATTCAATACCAGCGCACCACGTCTCCCTTACATATAGCCTATCGCCGACTACGCCGTAGGGACACCACTCGCCAGCTTCGCCCTCCAACATTAAACCTTCAAGTCTTTGTGGATTTTTTATGACTCTTCTCGTTTGAGTTTTGCGGCCATCGAGAATGGCCCGTACCATATCACCTGTAAATAGAATTGGATGTTCCTTGCTCATGGCTTCTCCTCAAGAATCTTAACTGGGCAATTCTCGTCATGGTCTATATTCCATTCCTCAGCTTCTTCTGGCAACACTTCTTCATAGCCTCTTTTATCGCCTTTGACTGGATAATCTTTGGCCCAACAAAGCGGGCAACCACCTTCACTGTTTTGATGTATAAACTCTAATATGCT